TTAGATGCCATAAGTGTATTGGTGACGAGCGTTAGCCGGGTAAGGCCCCGCAGCATTGTAGATATAAGCAGGGTGGTCGTGCGCGTTGCCCCCGGCATCTTTCACCGAGATAGTGCCTTTGGGCACGTAGGCGGCCGTGATATTGGCGCCTTGGTTGTCGAGGTCAAAGACGCTTTTTAGCGTATTGCCCGGCGGCAAAATGATGGCGAAGTCCTTTTGGCTGGTGCCCGTTTCGAGTATGCCCACTGAGCCCTGGTTGGTGAGCACAGACGGGAGCGCCCGCACGGCGTCCGAGGTTGAAAGCGTGCCACTAAATGGCCCCCTGAACACGCGGTAGTAGCCGGTGTAGTAAATAATAGAGCTGCTCAGCCCCACCTCAGCCGCTTGCGGGGCGTTAGGGTTGCGCACGGCGGGCGTGCGGGGGTCGGGCGTGTTGCCGGGCGAAACCGTTTTAATGGGGCCGGCGGCGTAGTCAGCTACGGCCCAAATACCCGTAGGCGTGAGGCTGCGCACCATCTGCACCGCGCGACTAATGGGGGAGGCAGTAGCGCTAGCGCCCGCTTGCGCTTGGTTGCCGCGGTAGGCGCGCATGGCAGTTACTGGGCCCGCGTCACCTTGGAAGAACGTGCCCGTAATGGTGTTGCTTACGGACTCGCCCACCTCGCCATCAGCAGGGGCGGACTGCGCTACTTCGACGCGGGCCGTAGTATAAGTTGGGAATATATTCTCTACTAGCGCCTTGTAGAAAAAATCGTGGTCGTAAGGAGTGCCCTTCTTAATGAAGTCACCCGTCTTAATCGTACCCATTGTTTTGCCGCCCGCCAGCGACACAGTGTAGTCAACCAGGGCCACAGCTGCCCCGCCAGACCCTGCGCCAGGCATGCGGGCCCCAGGTACGCGGTGCGTCTTTTTAGTAGTCGGATGCTGACCCAGGAAAAGGGCATCCGTAGCGGGGCCAGTTCCTGGGTATTCAGTTATCCTGCTATCTGAAAGGTCAATACCTTCTGCGGTTATATCGGGCATTACAGATTGACTTTTAAGAATTTTTGATTCGCCAGCAGGAAGGGTCCCTTGCCTGTTGTCGTGTCTCCCGTATCATCACGGTTGCCAGCGCCCAAGAATCCTTTGCGCTCCAGCAAGGCAGAGCCCTTGCCCAGCGAGTAGCGCTCAACTGGCTCGTAGGTGTATTCTCCTTCGAGTACTACCGGCACCTCGTCTATTTTCACGAAGTCGTGGGCGAAAGCCACGAACAAGACCTCATGCAGCCAAGATGGTAGCAGTAAGGCCTCGAAGTGCACCTTGCCGTAGACGCTAGCCGAGAGCAGCACTAACTCGCTGTCATCGTTGCGCAGCACCGTCTTTTCGCCCGTTGGCCGGCGGTCAAAGAAGCGGCACATTATCCGCTGGCGGTTCACCAGTCCATGCGAGTAGTTGAGGCCAAAAGCGTTGTCGAAATTGCGGTAGCTGACCACCTTCGTATCGGGGTGCATGCTTGCTACCTTTATTGGCTCAGACTCGGCTAGGGCGCTACCAAAATCAGTATCCGTGGCCGTGATTTGGCTGTAGTAGCACCCACCTGCAATGCTTAAGAATGGCACCACAAACTGGTAGGTGTCGTACTGCTGCACTAAGTAGGTAGTGGTCAGGCTTCCATCAATGCGGATATTACCCGAGGGGAACGCGCCCAGTACACGCAGGTAGGGTACGGCGGCGGCGGCATCCTCCAGTACATCGCGCAAAGGATAGGTGCGGTCAAGGCTAGTGCCCGTTGAGCTAATAGTAACCCGCTGCCCTGGCAGGAAAGGCAAAGGCAAGGCATCTTCATTGAAGTAGATGCGCGTGAAGCCCGCCATTGGGTCCGGCTTTAGGTACACCTCGAAGCTAGCCGTTTGGCCGGCGCCTGTCTGCACCTTCACCCCCGGCACCGTCAATACGACGGTGTTATCCGCGCACTTGCGCAGCGTCAGTACGGGAGCACCTTGGTAGTTACTGAGCGCCTGTAGCACTAGCGTATCAGCCTGCTCTACCTTTTGGCAGTAGTGCTCAATATTGAAATCAAGTGGGCTTTCGTCGGCTAGCAGCGTATTATCGAATATGGGCGCCCCAGCCACCACGTAGCGCAGCGACTGCATCTTAGGCACATCAAAGTAGGCCTGCCGTACTGGTGGCGTGTACTGACATGAGCCATCATCCTCGGTAGCATCGGGGCTGTAGTTGTCCGCAGCAGGGTCAGTGCACCCCCGAACAGCAGGCACCAAGTACGGGTCTACCGTGACCGTGAACGATACCGATTGCTGCAAATCGGGCGTGCTATCGGCGAGCGCCCCCGCATACGTGCCAGCTGGCACGTTCAAGAAAGTGGCTTCTAATTGCCCCTGTGCGTTGGGCGTTAGCTGCTGACGCAGGTCTACGCCAGCCAAGTACGCAAACAGTGGCGCTATTCCTCCGCTACCTCGCACGGTAACGGTGCCGCCGGTGGTGGCGGTGGCCGGGGTGCTGCTTATATAGTCAAGCGAAAGCGCTGGGCCGCACCCAATCACAAACTCTCTTTCCCTGCTCGCATAGCGCGCCTGGTTGGCTGTGTCTACTGCAGTGACAACAGAAACGTATCTCCCGTTTGGCAGCGCCGAAACATAAGCTGGGAGAAAATTAGGGTCAAGGCCTGTGCCGAAGTCCCGGCCGGCCGTATTGACAACCGACCAGTAGTAGGAAGCTCCGTCCGGGGCCGCAGAGGAAAGCTCAGTAAGCGTTAATAGCCCTGCTCCGTTTTGGCACCCGCTCGATATAGAAGCTGATAGGGAGGGCATTAGTTAGCGCGTAAAAGGGTGAAGGAAGCCTGCCCCGACTCGGGCGCGCATTCTACTTTGAGCACGTAGCCGCCGTGGCGCTGCCCTTTCCCATCGAGGAAGGAGATTTTGCCATAGGGGCTCTTCATCAGCTGGCGCAGCTGCTGACGCCGCAGCTTAGCGGTGAACGTGTGCTGCTCGGCCAGATAGATTGGGGCGGCCAGGTCCGTAATGGTTGGGCTAGCGTGCTCGTCAACGGGCGCGGCCTCCATGCGTAATTGACTTACTAGCTTGTCGTTGCCCTCTACCTTGGTGAGTTGCAGCTTCTTACCCGCCGCAGCTTGAGGGGCGAGCCCGGCACGGATAAAAGCTCCATGCTGGCGTAGCATCCGGGCCGGCGAAAGGCGCAGGTTGTAGCTGGTTTCTGGCGAAAGAATACCCGTCACGCTACTAAAGGCTTCGTTTTTCTCCGTCACTAACCCACCCGAAGGCGAGCGGCGCAGGCACACCAAAAACAGGTCTTGGTCAGCACCACCTTCCTTGTTCGTGCCCATCACAAACTGTTGGCGACGGGTTTGCTCCAGCACGTAGCCGGCCGTAATCATGTCGCTCAACGCCGAATAGGTGGCCTTCTGCGAGTTGAGCGGCAAAGCATAAGTGCGCTGGCCATTGAATTCGTCCAGGCCCACGGCTGCGCCCGACTGCCAACGCTGGTAGCCGATATGCACCTCGTTGTGGAAGCCTGGCAAGTAGGGACTGGTAGCCAGCCCTTGCACGGCACCGAGGCGCAAGGTTTCTTTTTGCTGAAAGAAGAAGCTGCGCGGCTCAATCCGCAGCGTGGGTTTCCCATCCCGCTGCTCAATACCCAGCCCGAGGCAGTCAGTGCTATCGAGCGAATTATAGACCTTACTGAACGCTGCTGTAAGGGGCTTGCGCGGGTCAATCCCATCATCGCCCACCGTGTAGGGGTCTGTAGGTAACGGGAAGCCCCGCAGGCCAAATCCGTTGGTGATGAAGCGCAGCGAACCAGCCCCATCCATTGCGTAGCCGAGGTCAGTGCGGCCGAAGTGCTCGGAATAGAAGTTGCCGCCATCGGTCATAGCGGCGACTAGGTGCTGGAAGGCCTCGTAAATCAGCACGCCGCGGCAGCTGGTTTCAGGAGTCGTAGACTCGGCCGTGATGGTGAAGTAGCTCCCAGCCAGCATTTGGCCGGAAATGGTTGAGCGATACCGAATTCCGGTTCCAATACCCCCGATGTCGTGCACGAAGTAGCGGGTGTACAAGTAGATAGTATCGCCAACCTGCACGTCAATCGTGTAGCGTCGCACGCCGGTTTTTACCTCACCTACGTAATCACCGCCTAGGTTTTCTTCCTTGAAGAACGAGATTAGGGGATACTCAGCTATCGTAGCCTGCCCACGCTTTACACGCAAAAACCCATCGCCCTCGACGGTTTCAAACTCCGGGCCGTCCCCATTATTGGTAGCCGAAACGCTGGCGCGCAGGTCAAATTCAATAACGAATGTGCCGTTCTCCTTTGCGGTGTAGAGCGCAGGCACATCAGTTGCGTTCCCCTGCACAAACCCGCCCGCAAACGGTTCCAGGCCTAGGTCATTATCACGCTGGGTATCGAAGCCAAAGAGCAGCAGCTGCTCGTGGCTCAAATCATCCTCATCGCCAAACATGAGGCCAGGCGAAAGGTCGGCGTCTGCTTTCTGGCTCGCGGCATACTTGAGCCGCAGCATCTGCGAGTGCAGCGCGATGATAGTAGGCGTAGGCGGAGCTATATAACCACCCCCAAGGGAAGTGCTCCCAAACAGGTCTACTTCGCTATCAGCCCGAGCTAGCACGCTCGTGGCGAATCCTGTTTCCTTGAGCTTCACTGATACGCCAGCCGTGGTATCGCGGTACGTTGTGAAGTCCACTTGCTGGCGTAGCACCAGCGCATTGCGGTACTCGTTCGGGTCGCGCTCGAATACATTCAGGGCCGATACTGCATCAATACCCCCCGCGGGAATAGTCTGCCCGTTGGCATCAATACCACCCCGGTAGAGGGTGCGCAGGTACTCTCCGCCTGTCTTCCAGAAAGTGAGGTCAGCGGAGCCCGTCAGCATTACGCCCCAGTAGCGCTCGTCTCGCTGGAATAGATACTTCAAGCCATCCCAGCCCACCGGCGCCACGTCGAGCGGCAGGGGCTGTAGTTGGTCGGAAGTAGCGACGAATTTGAGGGGCATGGCAGCAGTGGGTTACTCACTGCGAAGGTAACGGACTTTTAGTTAGTTGACAAGTAAAATTTAAAGTAATACTTTAACTATTTGGCCAGCCCTGTCACACGGGGCTGTAATGAGGCTGCGCAGGCCGCTATATATTCAGGCATGAAAACATCACTACTACTCGCTGGCTTACTCTTGCCCTTGCTTGGGTGTGGAGATAAAGGGTCGGAGCCAGCGCCAGCAGACCCCTTCTTAGGTAGCTGGAAATCGGAAACCCTGCGTAGCGTTTCGTATGATGCCAACGGCAAAGTCTTGACTGACAAAACCACCAATAGCCCGTCAACGCTTGAGGTAACAGCTACTACCCTTTCATTTAGCGCCACTGATACCAGCCCCTACGCGCGTAATGGCGAAGCGCTAACGGTCACGCCTAAGAATGGCACTGCTGGCGAAACCTACTTTGCCCGTAACCTTACCAAAGACTCTTTTACGTTTGAGTTCAATGGGCCTAAAACAGCCGGGAAGGGGTATTACATTCAGACAATTCCCTATCACCGCTAGGGTTATGATGCTATGTATACCAGCATGAAAGCCTTTTTGCGCCTACTTTTTTGTGCCAGCCTTTTTATAGCTTCTTGTAACACTCAAGCCGATACTCGGCAAAAAGCCTTAAAAAAGGCTCAGGGGTATATAAAGCAGGGCATGTTATCCACTGCTTATTTTACACTTGATAGCGTGCTTCTTTCCAATCCTTCAACTGACACGGCTTACTATTTACACGCCGACTTGCAGCAGGCTACTGACACAAAATTGTTAGAGGCCCATGCCAGCAAGGTAGCTAACGAAAAGGACGGGTGGCAGAGGCTGACAAAGGATGGATATACCTCGACTGACTTTGGGCTTCACTTTCCAAGCAGCATGGGATTTATGAAGACTCAACTGCTTGCCATGAAGGCTCAGATGCCCCGGCTAGCTGCTCAGCGCGAAAAGGACCGAAAGCAGGCTGCAGTAGCAGCGGCAGAGGTGATGGATAAGCAGGCCAAATTAGCAGTTGAAAACGAGGTGCTGCTAGAGGCCGAAAACTATGAAAAAAGGGGCAAAGTAGAGGCTGGCCTACGCGAGACATTTCTTGACCAAGGCATGGATGTTGAGGTTAAAGTGTCCGGCAAAAGAAGAAGCCGCATAACGTTAACCTATGCCCTTATGGGGGCTGTCATGTCTCACCAAATGAAGAAGGCGGGGAATATTGATGCCTTGCTTGACTTGGGATTCAAAGAGGTTGTTCTCGCTGATGGCTATGACTATCGCACTATTTGGAGGCGCAAATAGCTTTTTACTTAATAAATCGGCGCACAGTTCCTACATAGTGAGTTAGCTGCCTAGCAGTCTCCACGTCAGCATCACTGCCCCGGTGCACGATAATCTTGGGCGCCTGAATCTTCTTGAGCGCGGCCGTATTGGCAGCAAGGTTTTCGGCTAGCTTATTATACCCTTGCCCAGCCGCAGCCTCACGAGCAGATGCCGCACTGTGCGCCGCCCCACTGAGCGCTTGCGCTACAATGCCTGGCTGTTGCTGCGCCTGCGAGTGACTGAGGCCAGCAGAGGCTAGCATTGCCGTAGTTTCTTGGGCGGTAAATACTTTATCACCTTCCCCCAGGCGCACAATGGCTTGCTCGGCCACGTACTTAAACCGGCCCGTCTTTTTCTCCTGGATAAGCTCAGGGCCGCGCTCGGACACGGTAGCTAGTTCGGCCGGGCCCGACTTACGGCCTTTGAAGTAAGCAGGCAGCGGTTTGCTTAGGATAACCGCTTCTTGTAACGCCCCTAGGGCTAGCGCAATACCGGCCGGGATAAGACCAGCGGGCAGGCCATACTCGGCAATCGACTTGGCTACGGCTACGGCGGTGTTGATGGCCACCGAAATAACGGCTTGGTCGCGCTCGTTTTTGGCCTTGTCGTAGTTGAGCTTTTTAAGCTGCTTATCGTACTTCTTTTGGATAGCTTCCTTGGCAGCGGTGTTTTCGCCGGCCGCCTTGATTTCGTTGTCGTAGGCCTCCTGGGTGCGCTGAATGTCCGCGTCAATCAGATTGCCTTTGATGGCGAAGAACGCGGCCTCGGCTTCCTGGGTGAACGAGCCTACCTTCTCAATAAGAGCAATACGCTCGGCCGTTTTTCGGTCTTCCTCCGCTAGCAGCGCCTCATTAAATTCCTTCTGCGAGTTGAGGGTGTCCCGGTGATACTTCTTATCGAGTTCCAAGGCTGCAGCCGCCGCAGCAAGGCGGTTCTGACTGCTCTTCTTTGCAAAGTCCCGTTCCGAGATTTCGCGGCGGGCCAGCTGGCCTACTAGGTCGGTGCTTACGGCTTGCTCGGCATTCTTGATTTTCTCTAGCTCGTACTGGTAGGTTACGACAAACTTTTGCAAGTCAGCCTTGAGCTTGTCGAAGTCGATAGTGGGTACCTTAAACTCAAGCGGCTCGACTGCCTGAGCCTTCCGCAAGTCCTTGTTCGCCTGCTCAATCTGCCGCCCTTCTTGGCGCCGAATCTCTACCCGCCGTAAGCTGGCCTGCTGCTCGATGTCGGTTATCTCGGCCTGCGTGATATCCTTCTTTTTGAGTTGGCGTACGCGGTCGTTTTCCGCCTCGGCTAGCTTCTCCTGCGCTTCAGCACGGGCAATCTTGATGCGAATAGCGGCCCCGTCGCGCTGTATCTGCGTGGCGAGGTCTTCGCTACCCCGTAGGCGCTTATTGGCCACTTCCGGCGAGATTTGCCCGTCTTCGAACAGTTTGCCTTGCTGAGCTTGATAGGCTCGCAGGCTTTTTAGGCGTTCCTCATTATCAGCTAGCTCGTCACGAAGCGCACTTACTCGGTTCTTAGCGCGCTGCACTTGGGCCCGGTCCAGCTGCAATTCAGCGGCCGTTTCCTCATCGGCGGCCTCGGCCCCGTCTTTTTTCGCTTGAGTGTTCTGCCCTTCTAGCTTAGCTAAGGCAGCCACGGCCTGGCCGCGCAATCGCTGCTGCTCGGCTAGGTCTTTTTCGGCCACCAGTAGCGCCTGCGCGGCATCCTGACCAGCGCGGGTGGATAGCACGCCCTGATTGTTGCGCGGAGCCGTGTTGAGGGTGTTTTGGGCCGCCGCAGCCCGTAGGTTCGCCTCCGTTATCAGGCGGTCGTACTGCGCAATATCATTCTTGAAGAACTGAATATTGCTTTCAGCCGCCTGTCTGCGCTTGTCGATGGCCGCTTGAATAGCTGCGGCGTCATCGGTGCCGAATTGTTTGAGCAGAACGCTACGGGTCTTTGCTAAGTCTAGCTCCTGCGCCGAGGTGCGCCCTGTGGTATTGGCTAGGTCTATGTAGCTTTTTAGCAGCTCCTGCTGGGCGCCAGTTTGCTTGCGGGCGGCTAGCGTGTTCTCTACAATGCTTTTGGTGTAGTCGGTCAGTGGCTTATCTACCAGCCCCACCTTCTGGCCAATGTAAGTAAGCCCATCGCCAATCTGCCGGAAGGGTTCGGCTACGAGCTTGAATAGCTCGGCCTCAACTGCCACCAGGAATTTGAGTACGTTAGCGCCAGTGCCAGAGACAAAGAAGTTCTTGAGCGAGTTAACGTTGCGGTCTACCGTGCCGGCTAGCGTGTCGTTGATAACGGCCGCCTCAGCGGCAAGGCTAGTAGCATCGCGTAGCTGCTGGTTCGCCGTTTTCTGACGCTCTGCAAATAACTCGGTATTTTGGGCCAGGGTGAGGATAGCCGTGCGCGCTTCGCCACTTTCGAGCTTCAACGTGCCGAGGCGCTTGGCTACTTCCGTAGTGCTCGCGTTACCCGCGTTCAATCCTTTCAGGAATAGCTGAATAGCTTGGTTAAAGTCTGTATTAACAAGCCGCGTGTACTCCTTGAGAGTGAGGGCTGGATTGGCTTTTTGGGCAATCTCAAAGGCCTCCTTTGTTTTGGTGCTCAGCGTGGAGAACAAGCGGCCCAGCGAGCTGCCTGCGACCTCTGCCCGGCTGCCGGTCTCTTCTAATACCGCAGCGTACGCAAGCACATCCTTAAGCCCTAGGCCAGACTGCACCGCAATGCCGCCTACCCGCTGGGCTACGTCTGTCAAGAACGGCGCCGTAGCACTACCCACAGCGCCTAGCTCGTTTACGGCTGAGCCAATGGCTAAAATATTCTGCGATACATCGCCACCTAACTCTTTTCCAAAGACGTTGGAAATTTTTCCGAGAATTGTGGCGATTTCTTCTGCACCACCTGCGAAATCATTCCCAAGGGCTTGCACTGCCGTGTCGATAGCCTTGGTAAAGTCTACCAGGTCATCTTTAGCAATGCCAAGCTGGCCGCCCACACTAGCTATTTTAAGTAGTCCATCGAGTGAAGTGGTTGTGTTTAGCGCTTTTAGGCTGGCTCCTAGCCGGTCGGCCTCGTCAGCCGTGAGCCCGGTAGTTTTGCGAACTTCCGCTAGGTTACGCGAGTACTCTACATTAGCCTGAAACACCGCCACAGCAGCTTGGGCCAGTGCCTGCAAGCCAATAGCACCTACTGCTAGCTGCGTTAGGTATTCTTCAAGAGCTTCTCGCGTAAAGCCAAGTTGTTGCTCCAGTCCTTCATTGGCGACATCAACCTTGGCAGTAGAGGCTGCAACATCATCGATTTCCTTCTTGGTTTGCTGGATTTGGAACCCAATACGCTGATAAGCTTCCGAATCTTTCCCAGCACTAACGGCCACACGCTCCTGCTCTTGCTCAAGACGAACTAAGGCAGTGGTAAGTGGCTGGACAGCAGCGGCAACATCATTTATTCTGGCTTCTGCCTGCTCGTAGGAGAGCCCCATTTGGGCCGCAGAGCGCTGGGCCGCTGTTTGGAAGCCTGCCACCTTAATCTGTGCCCGATTGTATTCTTCGGACCCTTGGGCCAGTCCGGCTTGCGCGGCGCGGGCTTTCGCTAGTTCGGCCACTAGCCCACTGAAGCCCTTGGCGTAATTCCCTACCTCACGAAAATTTCTATTCGTGGCGGCATCAAATTCCTTAAGTACCTGCGTGTTGGCGAATATCTGTTCTTGCAGTTTCTTCGCTTCAACATTGTTGCCCGCCAACCCACCATCGAGGGCGTGCAGACTAGCTAGTAGCTTGTTGTTTTCAATAACCAGCTCATTATAACTGCCCTTGGCCGCCGTAAGCCCGCTATTGGCCCCGCGCAGGGCCGCGCTGAAGTCTTTTGTTTCTTGGGTAGTCTGCCGAATGGCGGAGGCAGCACGCTTCTGCGCCTCGACATCGCCAGCCTTTTGGGCTTCGACTAATGCCTGTTTTTGCTTGGCTAGTTCTGAGTTATAGACTTTTACTGAATCAGTAAGACCTCGCTGAATGGTTATCTGCGCGGCCTGGGTGGCTTTATAGTCTTCCTGCCGCTTCTTTAATTCGCCAAGCTGCTGAGCTAGGGCAGCCAAGATGGCTTTATCTTCACCCGAGAACAGTTGCAACTTGCCAGCTTTCGACTGAATATCAGCAATGCCCTGCTTGATGGTAGCGAAGCCAGCCGCAATCCGGCCGCTGTCATCGGCTACCGTCTTGCTGAGGTTGTTGATGTCGTTTTTGAGACTGCGAAGCGAGCGGGCTGCGATTTGCAGCGCCTCTTCACCGCTGATATAGTCCCCTAAGTCGATAATCTTTTTAGCGTCGCCTGCCATGATGCCTGAGCCCTAGTAGGCTACGCCCCAAAGTTAAAGTAATACTTTAACTAATTCACTATGGGTTGCTTTTTATCAAGCGCTTGCAGGCGGTGGAGAAACACGTAGACACTCATGCTCTCCGTGGGGTGTCCAGCCCGCTCCAACTCCGCTATACCATCCTGATACGCCCGCTCCAGTGCCAACAGGGCATTGCCCGCGTCTTGGGGATGTAGTGACCGCGGGGCCAATAGCGCTAGCAGTTGCTGGCTAATCTCTTCCAGCGGGCCCGCGTACCGCTCGGGGTCATCACTTAGCAGCGCTTCGCACTCTAGAAGGATGCGCTCGCGCACCCCTTCGGCGTAGCGGTCTGTTTTACTCCCAAACCACGACGGAAAGGCCAGGGCTAGTTCAGTCTCAAGTTTTTTTTTGACTCCTCACAGGCCTCGATTAGCTGCGCCTGGCTTAGCCCGGTGGCCAGAATCGCCGCAGCAGTCGCTAGCAGGCCTGCTTCGCTCTTATCGGTTTGCGCTACGCCGTTGATGCTGACAGCGAGCGGGGCCAGAATAGCCGCCCGGTAGTTCACGGGCACTTCTTTGGTGAGGTTGGTAAAGCCCATGACCGTGTGCGTGTACTCGACGCGGGCCGATGACAGGGCCTCGGGGCTGAGGAACATGCCTAGGCGGGCTAGGTGTCCATCCTGGGCGTACATATCCGACCCTACACCTACTTCTCGCGCCCACGCTTGCTGCATAAGCATGTAGTTGTTAGCGCTCAACTCTCGGATAGAGTCGGCTAGCACAATGGTATTAGTCTGTTTGCCCTGCTTTACTTCGATAGTCATTGAGTAGGTCGATTAGGCCGCGCTCGCTTTCTTCTAGGATGGTCATTAGCTCCCACATTACGTCTTGGTGCGGGTGCTCCCCCTCCCCAAGTGGGCGGCCGGTGTAGTCTTTATGTAGAGAGCGCGCTAGGTCGATGACTGCGCTGCGCTCGTTTTTCGAGGGCTCCATTGGGCATCGGACTACAGGTTAACCCGTAAAAACAGGCCGTTGGCAATGAGGAACGGGCCGCCACCGATGCCGCCGACCTCGAAGGGAGTCGCGCAGGTATCAACGGGCTGGGTGACTGAGAACGGCACGCGGAACCCACTAAAGGGGTGCATAAGCAGTTGCTTGTTCGTCGGCCAGTTCGTGTAGCGGCTGAAGATGCGCTCGCTGCGCTGCTCGGCTTCTTCAAAGGTGAGGCGTACCCCTAGCGGGGAGGCCCGTAACCCGCGCATCAGGAAGTCCTGAATCAGTTCTTCCGTGAAATCGTAGTTACGCCCCTTGTCAATGAGCGGCAGATTCAGCCACATAACAGCGGCGTAGTTGTGGGTCCATGTACCCGACAGATGCTGCGCGTCGTCCCACTCCACCGTACTCGGGCCGGTGCGCTCGAAGAACAACAGCGACTTCATGCGCTCGTCGGGGTACACGTCGATGTGGTCGAGCCCGCCATCTTGCCGGTAAATCTGCGGTATTTTACTCTTACCATCGTTTACCGTACCCGTTTGCACTAGGCCGTAGGCATCCGATAACCACGGGAGGGTGGTAGCGAAGTGCTCCAGCAGGGTAGCCACAGGGGCTTGCGCTAGCTTGGGCGCAATAATGGCGGCGGGCGGGGTGTCGAGCATGGCTGGCGTTAATTAGCGCTGATATTGCGGGCAAGCGGGTTAGTGCCGAGCGCCCTTTCCCGCTTTATGTATTCCTGCCAAGCAGCTATTACTTGAGTAAATGGCACTTGAATTTTGACTTCTGTATCAGCATAGAGAAGCAAACACTTGTCGCCAGATGGTATAAGCGCCTCCTCAAATGGGGAGGGCGTAGGCCAATCTTGCACCGTTTGAATAAGAGCCCAATCGTAGCAAGTAGCAGCTTGGTAAAGCGTAGGCCCACCCACTTCGTCCATTACCCAAAATGCAGTTGCGCAAAAGAGGTCGTCGCTCACCTGCTGGAATTCTACGGGGTCAATCATAGTACTTTAGGGTTTAGGCAGAAGTGGGATGGTTATTTTATGCTTCACTAGTAGCTGAGCCACCTTGCGAAACAGCATATCATTGTGGTAGGCATACACTTCATCGGAACTGTTATCTAGCTCAACCCCAATGTGCGTGAGCATGGCATTGGTGGCGTGCGTGACCTCGTGGCATATAGTGGAAGCGCACAGTGAGGGCAGGGCAAAGAACAGCGCGCAAGCCCTGTTCTCTTCGACCACACACAAGGCATTAGCCCCTTTGCAATCGGACATACTGAACTGATTGCTCTTGAAGCGCTTGCCGAATGCTACCGCAGCTTCCTCAAGCGTATCTGCTACCACTATCACTAGGTCGCGCTTGGTGAAGTCTAGGCTTTCGTGGTGAAGAATAGGCTTCATAGAGCGAGTTGCAGGTGAGTTCTGATAATCTGCGCCACCTCTGGCAGCAGATAGGCACTTACAAAATCTTCAATATCAGCTTCCCGAATCCCGTACAACTCGCCATAAGTAGCGAGTAGCTGAGCGGCTTTTGAGTCACTGTTTTCTATCTCAAACTGCAAGCCCCCGAGGTAGGGCAGCAGAAAAGACTTGTAGTAGTCGCCGGTGAAGTTCAAGTCCTTCACGGCGGTTTGCTTGCCGTACTTGGCCCGATAAGCGGCGTACACTGGAGAGTACCCGCCGGCATCTATCGGGGAGCCGTCTGGCTTCTGGCCGGCTTGCAGATAGGCGCGGTTGAGGTCAAGCAGGCGCTCCCCGAAGGTTTGCACCGCGCCTACTAAGCCTTGCTTTACTGCGAGGGGCAGGGTGTCTAGGGCGTCAGCCAGGCGCTCTATTGGGTCAGTCACGGTTTAAATACCAGCCCAGTAGCTGGCCGATACAGTAAGCGGCAATTAGAAGTATGGCCAATACAGTATTGCTCATGGTCAATCAGTGTGGGCTTCTTGCCCCTGTAATACAATGGCTAGTTTCTTATTCCAGCGTGCATCAGCTAGCGCGCTATGCTCGTTCACTGGGTCCGGGCACAGCAATTGCTTTTGCTCCGATGTAATGCCTAGCCGGTCAGATTCTTGCTTAAGGTCGATGCAGTACATCGGGAACCCCTTGGGCAAGTCAATCATGCGGCCGAAGAGTTGGCAGAATACTACCCAGTCATAGTCGCAGTAGTAGCCATAGAAACTAGGCTTAGGCGCGCCATTGCTGCGCTCCCATCGCCAGCCATCGGCACAACCGACATAAAAGTGCTGATAGTAGCCGGTAAACTCTGCTATCTGCTGAGCTATTTTAGCTTTGCTGCCGCCATACTGTTTGAATAGCGCCCGCATGGCGGAGAGTGTGAAGTCGTTATAAAGCAGCGCGTCGCCATTGTAATACTCCCGAAAAATGCGGTATAGCACATTTTGGCGCACCCACTCATTAGCCCAAGCGTAGCTAAGCTCACAGTCAGCATTCAGGAGATACAACTCGCGCCCATCTTCAGCCACAAGCGCGATACTAATAAGGTCAATGGTCGGCACAGGCGCACCAACCTTGATACCAAACACCTTGCGTTGCTTCTCGCACTCAATAAACTCCGTGTCTATGTAGTACTTCATGCTCTTATCGGGCTTAAGGCGGCCAATTGACAATTCAAGCGGGCGCACGTCAGGAGGTGTCATATTACCAGCGAACTAAGCGCCCCATAGAGAGCAGTGAAGATTTAGGCGGCCCGCACTCGGGGTCAAGCCCTGTTAAATCCAGTACCAGTTTTTTGAGGGCGCTATTCTCTGCCTTCACTTCTATATCAGTCCCTGTCACTTTGCCCCCGTATAAATCGGCCTGCATGCGCTGCTGCGCGTAGAGGGCGTCGGCCTGCACATCGGGCCGGCTAGTGAGTTGCGTGACGTTAGGAGAGCTAATAACCGCCTCTAGCAGCCGTACCGCTAGCGCCTGCTGCACCAAGGGCGCTAACCGGCTCTGGTTGTCCTTGCTTTGCAGGGCTGTAGCCAGGTCGCAGTAGCTGGTGAAGTACAGATTAAGCCCGAAGCTGCTTAGGTCGCTGGTGGCGGCGGCTGTGTCGAATAGCTCCCGGTCAGCACTCAGGCTAGGGGCTGGCACGTAGAAGCCCCGAGGCGCGGCGCCGAAGTACTCAGCCACGCGCAAATACGGGTCATCTGTACAGCCACAGGAAGCTACGGGCGCTTCGATAGCTCGCACGCCCAGGGGCAGGTCGGCCTCGTAGTACCCCAGCCATACCTTGCCAACAGGTAGCGATAGCGCTGGCGGGGTGAAGGCGTACACGAAGCCTGCTTTGTTGCCTACCGGAACCTCCCACTCGGCTAGCGGCTCGGGCTGGCTTTCGCTGTACACGTAGAGCTTGAGCGGCTCCGTCAGTGCGCCATCGAAGTGGAGCGTCAGCGCAGGAATGGTATGCGCGATGCCGCGGCGGGTGGGTAGCCGGAACTGAATACCCACGAAGCGGCCCTGCTTATTGACCGTGTTGGCCCGGTTCCCGTCGTTCTTAACCACTCGCGTATCAGGTAGTAACACCTTGCCGCTGAGTTGCTGGGCGTTCACTAGGGCGGGCACGAGGCGCTTAAGGGCGTCGCTTTGCAGGCGGGTCAGCCAGTCGGGCAGCGTCTCTTGCCGGGGTGCGAAGTGCTGAAGCACCTCAAGCGGCAGTAGCTCACTGGCATCCTGCACGTACAAGCCCGAGCGGCTTTCCAATAAGGCCGGGGGGAGCGTCACTTTTTGGGCTGGGTCGGGCCGAAAGCCTACGAGGCCAGAAAGGGCAGTAGCAAGGGCAGAGGCGTCGAACATGGCGGGAGGTAGTGACCTGCCAAAGATACTTGAGCGCCTTCTTATTGCAAGAATAATTTAAAGCAATACTTTAACTAATTAGCGCGAGGCGTAAACGCAAAAAGGGCCGCCCACTGCATAGCGGGCGGCCCTTTTTTGTATTCCACTCTACCTAAAACTAGGGCTTCAGGATTTCGAGTTTGTAGATGCCGCTGTCGCCGGTGGTCTGCGCATAGGCGCTCAGGAAGGCGATGGCAATGTGCATTACGTAGCTCTCGGTGTACTCAGCTTCGCCTTGGCAGCCGTACTTCACCTTCAGCTCGACTTCCAGGCCCTGGGCCATGCCGAACATTGGGGGCAGGCGGTAGGTCATCCACACGTCGGTACCAATGTCCTTGGTGCGGCGGAAGTCAGGACGCAGCCAAGGGAAGGCGCCTACGGTGCCAGCCTCGAAGACATAGGCCGTGTCGCGTACACCCGTACCGTTAGGCACGTTGGTGAAGAACGTGTTGTAATTCTCCGTCTGGTACTGCGAGTTAACCGCGTTACCGGCGCCCTGGTTGCGCTGAAGGTCGTAAATAGCCTTCAGGTTGTAGCCCCCTACGATGTCCGTGATGCCAGTGAAGTTGTTGGCGCCCTGCTCGGCTTGCACGCCGGCGAAGAACTCCAAGCGCTGGTCATAGGGCACTTGCTTCGCGCCACCTACGCCCGCATCGAAGTACGTGCCGTTGTTTACCGTGGCTTTGCTGGCCTCCAAGAACGCTAATGCCTTGTCGTCAATGCGCTTGTAGATGTTGCTGGCCTTCTGCTGCACGAGGTAAGCAAAGGCCGCGTCGCGGGTAATGCTATTACCCTGCGTGTCAAGGTCGTTGAGGTTGAATTCCTCCGTGATACCCTCGTAGACAACGGGCACGAGCGCCGTAGCACCGTCGCCAGTGCCAGCGCACTTGCGGAGCGTGCCGGTGCCTGCGGGTACTTTGTTGAAGACAGGGATGCTCAGGGGCTGCGCGCTGCTTTGCTTCAGGTCGCCTAAGCCACGAATGAGCATGTCAGAGCCACCCAGCAGAGCGGCGGCGGCACCGTAGTACGGCACGCGCAGGTTGTTTTTTGAAAAGGATGCTGCCTGCTCGATAGTAGCAGTTGCGCGCAGCAAATCGGTTGGGTCAAAAGCCATTGAAGGTTATTTGTTTTGGGCCTTCATGTAGGCCGAAATCTTGGCTTGGCCCTCAGTCGAGAGAAGCGTAACCCCGTTTTCAGTCAGGTGCTTCTTGTACTCGTCTAGGGTAGCGAAGTCGGCCGGGTTATCAGTGCCCGAATTATTGGATTTGTCGGCGGCTTTTACCCCAGCGCCGGACCTCTGAGACTGTTTAATACTCACCACCGTTGGGGCGAACTGAGCGATAAGGGCGGCTTCAGTGAGGGGGGACGCAGTAGTCGTGTCCTTCACAATGGTGCCGGAGGCCTTATCCTTGAAAACTACTTTGCCATCTACTAGGTCAGCTTCGTATTTCTGATTGAATTTGAACTTCAGAAATTCGCGCTGGCTGTCCAGCAGGTCGGCCGTGGCGTCGATAGCCAGGCCATTAATGGCGTTGTCGAGGCGGGCATTAATTTGTAGCGTCTTGGCCTCCGTAGCGTGCGTGACTTTCAATTGCTCTAGCTCCCCATTTTTCTGGATAAGCAAGGCGTCTTTGTCCGCTACCGCTTGGCGCAGCTGCTGCATTAATTCCGACTCGTCGGCGGGCTTGCCGAACTTCTCTTTGGCAGCGCGGAGCATGTACTCGACGGTGCTTTCTTTCTCGCCCTTCTCAATGCCCGTTTCTTTGAAGATATCCTTTTCAATCTTGCCGTAGGTATTCCCAGCAGCAATGCGCTCGGCGTCTTTGGTGACGCTATTACGCTCATTGGTTAAGCGCTCTTCAAATTGAGCGGGTTGAAAAATCTTGAGCGAGCCGAGAGTTTCGGCAAAGGGTTGAACTTCTGCTTCAGGAGCGTCCTGAGACAAAAACTGAGTGAGAACTTCCGGCGTGGTAGCCAGTTTGGCGGCCAAGCTAGAAACTGTGGTTGGGTTGAGTTCCATAAGAATGGATTAGATACTGGTGGGTTGTCCGGTGGTGTCCGCGTCCGGCGGCGTGTTGGCAGAGAGCTTCTTGGCCGCCGCAACGGCTTTATTCCTTTTTGCCTTTGTGGGCAGGTTGGCTACCGAATCACTAACTGCCTCCGTGAATGCAGGCACATCACTAGCCTTAATTCCAATTTGACCAGCTACACTCGCAATGGCGTCCGCTTGGTCAGTGATTTCTTCCCACTGCGGGTTCGGATAAGCCAGCAGGCGCTTAGCGTGGTCGGCCTCGAAGGGTTGGCTCGTTTTGCTGCCTTTCATGCGCAGCAGGATTGTTTTCTCAGACATGATGCAGTGCGTTAGAGGTGAGCCCTAGAGCCCGGCCACCAAAGCAGCCGGGCTTTCGGAATTACTTGCCGAGCTTTTCGCGCATTTTGGGAACCGTGATATCCTCGTAGGCAGTGGCCTCATCGGGGAACGTCTGCTGGAACAGCGCGAACCATTCCGTTTTATTGGTTGGTAGGCCGTTTTCGGCATCCTTCTTAGCCTGCGCCTCTCGCGCTTCGCGGGCAATGCGCTCTTCGTCAGTCTCGGGCTCAACGGGCTCAACGCCCTTCGCCAGATTAGCTAGCTGCAACTCGGCGCGCTCTACAATGCGCTTTACTTCGTCAGCGTTGAGATTGAAAGGGGCGTCTTCGTGGAAGAGCTGCTTGTAGCGGGCGCGGTAGCTGTCGGCATCGGTAAGCGGCTCAGCAGCCTTCACCGTGTCGTTAGCGGGCGCTACCTGCTCCTTTTGGGCGGCGGTGCGTGGGTCGTAGATAATGTCGGCCTCTAAGCCTTTGAGGCCAAGCACACCCGCTACTTGCTGGGGGTGGTATAGCTCAATCTTGGGCTCGATAGCTTGCCCCTGCTTTTTGGTCACGCGCAGGGCGACGTAACCCTCTTCGCCCTTCTTAGGCTGGTACTGACTCATGATTGCTTCTTTTTAGAGATGGATTTTTTAGGGGCCGGTTTTTTAGGCATCGGCATGCCTTTAGGCATCTTAGGCATTTTCATACGCTACGGCTTTATAGGTTCTAACTCACTAGCTACATACCATTTGTGCACCTCTTCAGGCATTGAATCTAGTCGAATGCCTAGAGCGGGCTCCGTACTAATAATTTCCACGGTGCCGGGGCCATCCATTGTCATGCCACCCATGTGGTGCGCCATGACAGGGCGAACTTCTACCCGCTGACCCTGCTGAGGGAAGCCAGCACCCGCAGTGGCCGAAGCAATAGGTGCGACCACTGCGGCTTGGCCTTTTGTGCTGCGCTCCGCATCATAGCGGTCGAATTCTTCCAAAATGGTGTCGATTCGGGCGGCAAAAGGCTGGCGCACGCCGAACTGCACCAGCGGGCCGTTTTCGCGCTCGAAGCGCGCCACGTAATCGTTGAGGTTGCGCTTGCGGCGGAACAGCGCCAGCAACTCGGCATCGTTCGGGGCGGCTAGCACCCACTGCTGCACTTCGGCCGTGCTGCGGGTAGGCACGGGCTCTAAATAGAGCTTGAGCCGGTTGTACTCCAGTTCCATCGGGTCATCGGCGTACTGGATGTATATAATGTCTTCCAAGATGCCGAATAGGGCTGAATCAGGATAGCCAGCGGCTTTAGCAGCCGTGTAGCGGGCTTCGAGTTCGCCTACTGTTTCGATAGCGTACTTGGTGCCGACGTTGATAGCCGACTGCTTGAAGTCCGAGCCGTGGCGCAGGCGGGCTATTGTGTCGATGACATGCTGCAGCACATGCTTCCACGAGCGGCCGTAGGTGGCGCAGCGGTCAAAGACGGGTTGCAAGTCTAGGAGCTTCTCAGTGGCTGTTTTAACGCTCGTATCGCGGGTTAAAACTCCTTCTTGGCCGAGGGCAGCCTGCTCTAATTCGCGGGCTTTCTCGGCCAGTTCAGCCCGTTGCTCAATGGCCGTTTTGATATCGGGCTCAATGTAGCCAGCGGGCGGGCGCACATCGAACACGGGGCCTTCCCCTGGTGCTGGTATCTCTAGCACGTAGGTTTTATCGGGGCCAACGGGGATTATTTTCCCCTCGCCTGCGCATTTTGGGCAAGTAACTTGCGACCCATCAGGGTTATTCAAGTACCCAGTGCCAGCGCAATAAAGAGTTGTGTACAGCGCCTCTCCTTCGCACGCATCTTGCAAACGAACTGACCGCTGGTAGTTGCACTTGACGCCAAGAGACCAGAATTTCTGAAAGCCGTGGAAGGTCTTGCTCAGCTCGTGCACGTTGTAGTCGCGCAGGTAAGTTTTAGCCGGGTGTAGGGCCTTATGTAGTAGGCTCGTGCGCGTTACGTCGTTATGGGCAGCTGCGGTAAACAACGAAGGGGGCCAAGCAGGGACATAGCCAAGCCCGTGCCGCACAGTGCGGGCGGTGCTGTAGCTGAGCTTGCCGCCTTCGCCCGTGATGACGAGATGGGCAAACTGGTCATCGAAGCAGACGTAGTAATCTTGGGACTTGTCGTTTACTAGCTCAGTCTGCTTGAGAATCAAGTACTCGAACGTGTTGCCCGTCAGGCTAGCATCGTGAATCTGGCTACTTGGGATGTACTCCCAATAGGGGGCCGGCAATTCGTCGGGCGCGTTGGGCTCGGTGGGCAGGTCTACCAGAAAGGCGCCCTGAAAGCCAAGGAAGCTGGCCTGCGCGAACTTCTCTTGCAACCGTGGCTGGATTTGCTGCTCAGCCAGGTAGTCTTCGAAGGACTGCTGCGCCTGCGGGGTACTGAACTCGTAGTACTGATTCGCGCCGCGGGCCGTGAAGACCTTGCCCAGCATTTCGATGTAGGCGCCGAACTTAGGGACGGTGGCCGCTACGGCGATATCCTTGATTTCCTGGCGCTCCTTGGGCGTCGCCATTGTCGCGTACCCATCGAGAAAGCCCGCCAGTAAATCTGGCGGGCCCTCGATATGGAGCCGATGCAAGCTCTCTAGCTTACGTCCGGCCGCAAGTGCAGCAGCGTTGGCAGGAGAGGTGCACAGTTCAACGACTTTAGGCGGCTGGAGCAGCACAGGAAGCTAGGAGGTTTAGGCGTTGACGATACCCTGAATACCCACGAGAGGGGCGGCGGCGAAGGGGGCCTCGTCAATGCCGCGGGTCGTCACCGTAATCGGGCGGTGGGTTGGAGCGCCGCCAATACCAGCCTTCTGAATGCCGCCAACTACAATAGTTGAGTTTTCATAGGGGCCGAACACCAGGCCTTCTTCGTCTACCTCCCAGGTGCGAACCGGCTTTTGGCGGGCGGTCAGCTGGTTGAGGGCTGTGTTGTTGCTCGGGGTCAGAAAGTCGATACGGGCCGACATAGTACGCGAGCGGTCGGTGATGCGCGTGCCACCATAGGGGACATCGTTGCCTGAGAGGGTCGTGTCGGTGGGCGCAGGGACGGTGCCGCCAGCCAGGTTCTTAATCACGAAGAGCTTGTCGGCGCCGCCGTTGCTGGTTGCCGTGAGGGCCGCTTGCAACGTGGCAAGGCGGGTGTCAGGCGTACCCACCGTGATAAGGTCGGGCGCAACGCCGGCCGGGTCTTGGTAGAGCAGCATAACGGGCTGCTTACCTAGGGGCTTGTCGGTGGTGGCGCAATACTCGTTGTTGACTGCCACAAGGGGCAGGGTGCAATCGTCAGCCATTGGGCAAGTCTTTTAAGAGTTAGAGACGCGGCAAAGCTACGTAACAACTAGGAACTTGCAAACAAAAGTTAAAGTATTGCTTTAACTAAATTACAAGAGGCCCCGGTAGGTGCTGGCTAACTCGAAAAACTCGCGCATCATCAACGCATCGGCGTAGTCGGGCGAGCGGCCCAAGGCGAGCTTCTGGACATCTTTAGGCTGGATGCGCAGCACCCCGTCTTTGTCTGCGTCCTTGCTCTTAATCTGCCCTAGCTCTTCGGTAAGCGCCTGCTGCTGGGCGGGGCTCATCACGCCGGGCGCAATGAATAACTGCTTGGTGTTTATCCGCAGCTCCGCTAGCCGGTAGTAGCACTGCGTCTTGAGGTTCTCGCAGTTCTGCGCCTGCCCGGCCATCTTGATAGGGCGCGAGCCGTTCAGGAAGCCCTTACTGCCGGGCACCTGGTCCACTACGCCACCCCCAACCCCGTCTTCGTCAATCACCACATTACTCGGCGGCACCTGGTGCTGCTGGCATAGCTTGCGGATAGCGGCGGCCGTAACGTGCGTCCCCTGCTTCGCCATCTCGACTATCGCCACCACGCGCCAGCCGTGCCAGACGTACAGAATGATTTTATCGCCTCCGAACCGGGCGGCATCGGCCGTGATATAGCGCTTCGGGCCCGGTAGTATATGCTCATTGGAGAACAGGGCTAGCAGGTTCTCATATGGCATGAGGGCTGTGGGGTCGTCTTCATACTCCCAATTACCTAGCAGCAGGCGCTCGCGCTTGCTTTGGTCGGTCAGCCCTTGTAGGGCCTCAATAGCGCCCGACTCGCGCATAAGGTTATCTCCTACAAGAGATTGCAGGAAAGCTAAACCCGGTTTTAGGACTTTATCCTTAAACGGCTTGTAAAAAGTCGTGTAAAGCCAATTTTTTTTAGGATTGCAGGTTATTAGCAACTTACCAAGTAGCTTATACTTGTCGTTAAGCTGGCGGCCTATACGGCTTTTCAGCGTGTCATACGCCCCAAAATCAACCTCGCCGCCCTCTTCGATCCAACCGCCAGTGTACTCGACTGAGCCGTAGCGCTCATACAGCAGGTCACTAGGTAGCAGCTTTAGCTCCAGCAGGTCTACCCGGCTGCCGTTGGGGAACTGCAAGTAGTGGTCCTGCCCATTGTACTTGTAGGTATTCATTGGCAGGCCGTAAGCCTGCCTGACTTTGCCAAAGGTTAGGTACGTAGACTCGCGCAGGCGCTTTAATTCTTCGCGGCCGATAAACCAGCGTGTGCCAGGATAGGCCAGGGCATTCATTAGCAACCAGCAGCAACCTAGCCAAGACTTCCCCCCGTTAGCGCCACCCCCAAACAGCAGGGCCTTTGTAGTTCCATCGGCTAGTACGTGCATGGCTTCTTGCTGCTTAGGGTTAAGCCCAAGCAGGTCGTAGCGCCCGCGCTTAAATGCAGCGGCTAGCGCATCAGCCCTATTCAGTGCTGGCGCGAGTTGCATTCAGTATTTCGGCTAAGGCTTCATCAGATAGCTTATCGTAGTCTACAGCGCCTATCTGCTGGCCTTTGCTAGTTATATCAATGGCTTTGGGCGGGGTATAGCCGCGCTCTTTACCCTTGGTCTTGAGGAAGAAGATAACTGAGGCAGCATCAGGCCCATAGTGCCTAATCATGGGCACCTCAATGGGCTCCTTGGTGTCACTATTCAAGAAAACCTTAGTTTCGGGCAACGTGTAGCCCTGCATGAGCTTGTGCAACTGAGACTCCCCAAAGTCTAAAGCAACGTCCGTGATTTCGGCAACTGCTTTTTTAAAGTCCTCATCCTCTCCAAGCCATTTATAGTACGTGCTACGGGCAATGCCCGCCCGCTTACAGGCTGTTGTAACAACGCCAAGGCTGGCCTCAAGGGCAGCCAGCAAGTTCTTTTTAGTGGTGTCCGAAGTGTCCGATGCCTCAACCATTACGCAGGCCAACTTGCACGGTATAGCTAGCTCCGTTGTACTTGCGGTCGATCAGTTCAGTAATATCCGTCTCAGCGCTGGCCAGCTGCTCGGGCGTATCAAAGCGGATAAGTAGGCTAGGTCGGGTATCTTCCGGCTCTTCCTCGGGCATTTCGCCATCAGGCGCATCATCTGCCCCACTGCCACTGCTAGCTTCGGTGGGCTCGGCTAACCAATCGGCAGGCAGGTCAATGCCCCAAGCGCCCAACGGGTGCTCGCTCCATTCGTTTGCCAGCACCTCCCAATCCCACTCGCCAAAGCTGGCGTTATCCTTAATCATGAACTCGCGCTTTTGGGCCTCGGTCCAGTTCGTAACCCGAAGTACTGGCACATCCGTGTAGCCTAAGCGCATGGCAGCATGCAGGCGCATATTGCCCCCTAGCACGAAGCCCTCTTCGTCCACCACGAGCGGACGGACACGAAGCATGTCGGGGAAGGCAATGAGCGACTGCACTAATTGCTCAAAGCGATTATCCTTGATAAGCCGCGGATTATCCGGGTGCAGCTTTATTTGGTCGATAGGGGCGACCTCTATTACGGGGCTGTGACTCTCAGGCATGGCGCTGAAAACTGGCGATTTACAGCGCGAAGTTAAAGTGTTACTTTAAGTATTCAATGCAAGTGGCATAGGCACATCAAGTTTAGTCACTGATGCGTCCCAGCCGCAGCGGTGCAGGGCCTGCAATTCAGAGGTGGCGCCAAACTCGGAGCGATAGTACGCCTCTGCTACTTCGCGCACTGGCCAAGGCGTGCAATAACTAAGCACCCAGAACTCAATCACGGTCACTCCCCTTCTGCTGCTCGAATATATCAGCCACATTGAGAACACCCTTGATATAGAAATAAAAAGCCTGCTCAATATCAGGGGCGCTATTACCTACCTGCCGTAGCTGTTCGCCATTTAACTCAGGTAGTCCAGCAAGGAGCCAAGACTTATAGCCAGCAGAATACTTAAAGAGCGCATTCTTACGCAATTCAGCAGGCATAAAAGAGATGGCATCAAAGAGGGCGCGAAACTCCTTGTTATGAAAAATCGGGTCAAACGAATAATCGCAATAAGCATCACTATGCACAGCCGCCTCCTTTCTGTGCTTTGCGCTCTAGCCGCTTCTGCTCTTGCTGTACTAGGCGAGCGGCGGCCTGCGCCTGTGTCTCGCCAGTAGTGCTAGCTATCTGCTTGAAGGCATCGCGGGTGTCCGGCGCCACCCACATCATTGCTTGTTGTCCGTTTTTAAGCATGGTGCTATACTAAGTGCTATACTTGGTGCTACATTTGCGGCCCTTCAAATATACAATGGCCGTGCCTGAATCCGAAGAAGTTGCCCCAAAAAACTTAAAGCAGGGCTTACCCCATCCCGATTACGTAACCAGATTCAAAGAGGGGCGGAAGGCCGCGGGGTATTCCTCTATCAAACTCGGCAAAGAAATCGGCATTACTCCGCAGGCGCTCCTTCAATTCGAATCCGGCAAACAACAACTGAAGCTGGAGAAATTCATTGCCGCCTGTGAGGCAATGGGGCTAGACTTCAATTGGGTGCTCAGGGGCGAGGGAATGATGTTCAGCTATACCAAAAAGCCAAGCCAGCACAACTTCAAGCCTGACCTGCGCAAGCCTGGCCCTGGGGTGCGGCAGGTAGAGACTGCTAACGGTTACGAGGCTCCTTGGATGTGGGCTCTTTGAATAGCTCGCGCTAGTAGCATCCGGTATTTCTCCGCATCGGCTAGCGCGGCGGCAACGGCTTGCTCGGCTTGGGCTACGGATAGGCTCGGGCCTTGCGCTTGGGCAGAGACGTATTCAGCGGGCTTTTTCATGTGAGGCCACCTAGGAAGTAACTGGGCTGCCTCTGGCTCATGGGGTGGCGGGGGTGGCTGGGATGGAGTAGGGCCCACCAAGGGGCTGTCCTAGGAAGGCGCTGGGCTGGTTGGGCTGGTTCATGGGGTGGGGTGGACTGGTAGGCATTACTTGCAGAGAGACAGTAGCTCTATCAATGTTTCGTTCGTCTCTGTCACGAGCCGCTGCTTATACCAAACCCACTGGAAAGGCTTTCCAAGTAGTGGCTTAGCGTAGCCATATTCACTAAAAAGGGCTCCGTGCCGAAAGACTGCCACATGCTCAGTAGGCTGAGTGGCTAATATTTGGTCAACTAGCTTGAAGTGGTCGATTGGCTCTTGTTCGCTCATGGCTTAGAGGGGGATTAAGCGGATGATGGGGGCGGGCGGGGCGAGGGCTACCACTTCACTTCAAAGGGCATTTGCTCAATAATTTTCTTGGCTATCGGGACTGCTAGAATCATGTCTTTCAGCTGGCTTGGCTCTACATCGCCTTGCACCCAAAACACTGACTTAGTGCCGCCTCGCGTGTCCTTGCAGCTGCCAGCTATTGCGTAGAGAGAATAGCCGTCTACCTTACAGAAAACTGCTGTACCCCTTGGGGCATCAGAGTGAATTATATAATCGGGCTTGAAGGGCCAAGCGCTACCATCTATCCCCTTGTAGGCAAAACGATTGCCCTCAAGTTGCCAGAAGTAGTGGCCGTATTGCGTTAGGTCGGTTCCGTAGTAGTTCATGGCGTAGAAGTGAAAGAGTGAAGGGCCGCCGTAAGGGCCGGCTTGGCCCCTAGGGTGGAGGTGGCGAAAACTTGCAGTTGTTCGGGCATGATGAACCCCTCGGTAATCATCAGTCTGCCAAAGGCTTCTTCGTCGGGCAGCACGCCCGTAAAGAGGTCACTCCACGCCGGCCAAGCAGAGGGCTTAACTGCCAAGCGAACCTGCTGCGAGCCGGGCCAAATAACCACGGCTTTTGTTTGCTCGATGTTGAAGTAGGTGACACTAGCGTGGCGGCCCCAAGAGGGGGAGGGCATCCCATACCCAAGCGAGGCCAGCTTTTCAGGTGAGGGTAAATAGCTCATGGCAGGCAGAACAGCTAATTAACCTTTTTGCCTTGTAGCTGCCCGGCTGCCCACTTGGCTCCGGCCTTAAAATCGTTTGCGATAGCAGCAGCAGCGTCTTTATTTGACCGAGCCTGCTCTTCGCCAAGAATGTCTTTTGCGTGTTCCTTGGCGGCTTGGGTAATCTCTTTAGCTGTCATGGTTTAAGAAGTGAATTGAGTGAGGGCAGCAACCAGGGCCGCCGTAAGGGTGTCAGAAGCGGGGCCGACGATGACGATGCGGGCCCGGCCGGGGTAGTGGGTGCCGTTGGCGACTGCTAGTTGGTAGGGGCCGATGTAGTGGGCTTCTGACTTAGCTGGGGGTGGGGTAACGTCTTCTGTGGTTTCTTGGCTCTGAGGCTTCGCTACAGGGGCTTTGGTGTCCTTGGTGGGGGCGAGGGTCGAAGTGCCCGCAGAACGAACGCTAGCGGGTGAATTGGCCCGGTCTACTGCTTTTGCGTCCCAGCCTTTCATCATTTGGTGTAGCGCTGGGCCTCTTCGGTAGTGAGTTGGTCGGTGCAAGCGTCGATTATCTTATCCTTCAAATCCTCGAACATGCCTTGAAAAACCGGGTGCTGTGGGCCATCTGAAATGAGGGCGGTCAAGATGCTAGCGTACTGCAACGCGTGCTCGGGCCGTAGCTCAAGCTTGATTTTCTTGCTCATGCTTGCTCCTTTCCTTCCCCTGTAGTGGTGGGGGCGGCGCCGGCCTCAGCTTCTAGCGACTTGATTAGGATGTCAATATTTGCCCAATCGCCTTGACCCCAAGCCTCTTTTAACTCAGCCAATATGCTCGCCTTGAAGTCATAGGCCTCCAATGTCATGTCATTGATGATGTCCCGGCCGTAGTTGCGGGAGGCGGTCAGCCCTTCCACTTCGGCTACCAAGTCGATAATAGCTTGCCCGGCTCCGAGTTGGGCGAAGTTGAGGGCCCGGTTCAGGTCGTAGCGCTCGCTGCTGTGCACTAGGGCGATGCTGGCCCGCATCAACTCGTTGGGGATAGCCTTGATGCGCTCTAAGCGTTCGGGCGTCACGGGCTGGGCGGGGATTACAATTTCGTTAGCCATTATTATTCTCGTTTAGAAAGCCATGTAAGTCTTTTATCATCGCTGGCGAGAGTTCAAATGCCAGTCTCCATGCGCTATGCTTAATGCCGATGGCGGCCAGTTGCCTGCTCCGCTGTTTGGCGTACACCTGAATGTTGCCGTTGCCGAGCTTCTTAAGCCGAAATCCGCGCACCGCCCTTTCTATTTCTTGCGCCATGTTAGCGGGGGCCGAAAGGGTTGATAGCAGGGTCACCATTCAAGAAAAACTCGGAAGCCTCCCCCGGCCCGGCGGCGGCTGGGCTACTAGGGGGTGGGGTCGATTCACAGACTTCGCACCCTTTTTCGCAGTTAAGTATTGATGTTTCAGGCGTATAGCCAGCGCGCTGCATTGCCTTGCCAGTCCGAACAGCCTCTTCAAAGCTTGGCAACGGGCTCATTACCTGGCGCAAAATGGCGTGCCACTTGGTCTGCATCCCTTGATGAACCAGCTTGTAGGCCTCTATCTCATTCACCAGTGCCAACTTTTCTTTTCCCTGCTCGGCTAGCTCTACCTGCGCCTCCGAGAGACGGGTTTCTGCCTTGGTGGCGCGGGAGGTGGCGGCTTGAATAGCATCAGCGTCGCGCAGCTGCTCGGCTCTCCATTCTTGGCGGCGCTTGCGAAAGGCTTCGGTGTAGTCGCCCAATTCCTTGCCCAGCCGCGCCACCTCGGCTTCTAGGGCTTCCACGTAGGAGAGCGTAGCTAGGGTGATGTCGGGAGAGACAGCAGCGATGTAGCGCTGGTTGGCTTTGGCTTCGGCAAGCGGGGGCGAATCATTGCCGCCCTCCCCAATCGGCAAGCCATTGTCCACGTCAATAGTGCAGATAGAGCCGCACAGGCCAGCCGACATAACCCACGGGCAGTTGCAGGTGGAATTATCATCCGAGAGGTGGCCAGCCGACCACGGGCCGGGCGTAGCTTGCTCCGCTAGCTGTTTCAGTTCAGCCCGCTGCTCGGCAGGCATAGGTACTACATTTTGAGGAAGTTCCATATG